ACTAACTTAACCAAAGCAGCATGCTCAGGGCCACTCTCCTCATCCCTTCTATCTAAACACTCTAATAACAATCTAACTGTTGAGGACTGGACCTTTTTATAATACCATAAACATCCAATCATAAGACCTTCAACTACAACTAATGTGATGAGTATTGTTTGTGTCATGTGATTCTCCTGTTAAGGTTAGCATTCGCCCTGTAATGCTAAGCCTTGACAGGAGAATGACACAAGCAATGCTCAGCACCAGTGCGAGGCAACCTGCACGCACGATGACGAATACTTCAATGCCCTTCCGGTGCAACTGCTATGACAACGGGGGCATCGTTGGCATTGCTGTTGCCCGGATGGTTGTGTGCAAGCGCAATGCCCAACGGGCATGAGCTTGCTTTCCTTGGTGTTGTAAAACAAGGGTTATGTTTTAAAAGGGTTTATTTTTTTGTGACCCCAAGGTTTTTTTTGTTTGATTTTTTAGGTTTGGACCCCCACACGTATTACACATATTTCACCTATATTGCGAGCAATGTGCTATGATGAAAACAATATTATTCAGGGCTTATATCGTGTGGTCGATCTGCGCTGATATATTTGCTATTTGTGGAATTGCATATTTGGTATTTTGGTAGGGGGGACTGGAGTGAAAAGAAATTCTGTTGAAAGTAGATCGTATTACTCTAAATTATATTACGCGATTCACAGAACCGAAATTTTAGCAAAGAAGAAGAAGCGTTATGCTGATAAAATGGGTAAGACAACTGAAGATCTATCGTTTGTCAACAATCTAGCAATATCCGTTGGCGGAAAGTTCTGCATAACATGCAAAAGTGTTAAACACCCAGACGAGTTCCACAAGCCAAATAAAAAGCAGTGTAATAGGCGATGTAGGGATTGTGCTTGTCGAATCAAAAGAGAAAGGTATCTCAGGAGGGGCTATAGCGAGAAAAATAAAGAATATAGTAGGCGAAGGAGACTACGCAATCCAACGGAAGATCGCTCTGATCTTCTCCGAGAATATGGGATGACTCTTGAAAAATATAACCAAATGCTAGAAAATCAGCAGGGTAAATGTGCTATATGTGGTGGTGGCAGGGAAAAGCAGAAATATAGCTTTTCGGTGGATCATTGTCATGCTACTGGGAAGATCAGGGGGATACTTTGCTCGAACTGTAATGCTGGCCTTGGGTTTTTCAAAGACAACCCGCAATCTCTTACCAATGCCATAACTTATCTTATTTCTTCTGGTATTTAAAGAATCATAAACTTTTCTATTTTATAATCCAGTTTTTCGCCTTTTTTCTTTTTTTTCATCATTCTGTCGACATGGTCTTTTGCGTCGCTTTCTTGGCGAAATACCTTGTCAACTTGCTCCATCCAGATGATATCGCCGTTTTTAGCGAACTGCTGAATCACTATGTATATCTGGTTGCTCATTGGGCTTTTCCTTATCTTTTTTGATGAGCGTTCCTTTTAGGTTTTTGACCTTGCATCGCTCGTGTTCTCTTCTTTCGGTTGGTAGAGTTTCCTCGTAGTGCATAATGGCGAACATGCCCCATGCGACTTTAGCGAGGTGGTCTTCGGAGCGGTCTCCCTTTTTCCACATGTAGAGATGTCGTTCTGCGTGGTTTAGCACTTCGCTGAACGGCTGGCCTAGCTCCCAGTTGCGGTCTCCGTATTTCTTTGCGCCCTCGGCGTATATCTTTGCGAGTCGGAATAATCCGAATGGGCTGACCAGGTCGAATCGATGTTCGTCTGCGTCTGTGGTTCTTACCGATCCTGATTTGAATCTTTTTATGTTGCGTTTTTCCATAACTTATGCTTTCATTTCTTTAAAAGGAGGAACTACTATGCCTACTGTTGGAACCAAACGATTTAGTTATACCACAAAAGGTACGCAGGCTGCGACTAAATATGCCCGCAGGACAGGCAAGAAAGTAGTGCGGAAACCTACAAAGCCAAAGAAGTCTAATGGGTGATCTTACCGATAATTTTTCGAATTATGAGTTCCGCTGTCCCTGCTGTGAGGAATCCGAGATAGACCTCGGGTTTGTTGACAGGTTGCAGTTTGCTCGTGACCGTATTGGTCATTCGATGACGATAAATTCAGGATATCGCTGTTATAATCACAATCGTGATGTGGGCGGAGTTGACGATTCGGCTCATCGTAAAGGTCTAGCGTGTGATATTCGCTGCTCTAGCTCTTCAGAGCGCATGTTATTTCTTTCCATATTTCCCGAATTTTTTAATAGAATTGGTATTGCCAGTAACTTTATCCATGTGGATATAGATGAATCCAAGGCACCTGATGTGCTTTGGCTCTACCCTCCCAAGAAATAGGAGAACGAAATGGAAGCTCTAGTAGGATTAATGGCAAAAGCCCCAGATTATCTGATGGCTATTTCAGGCATTATAGCGAGCCTTACTGTCTTGACAGCGCTTACGCCAACGCAGGTGGATGATAAATGGCTTGGAAAGGCAACTGGCGGAATTAATTTCTTGCTCAAGATAGCTAATGTTGGCGCAGGGAATATCGGGTTTAATAAAAATAAGGATGCGCAGAGATGATGATCGGGATGATCCTCGCCTTGGCGTTGGTCGGCTCGATGCTGCTGGCTGTCTATTGGGGGCGTAAAGCTGGCATTGATTCTGCCCGTGCGGTCGATCTTGTTTCTATAAGGGATAAAAATGCTAAAATTAATGAAGATTTTTCAAAGATGCGCGAAAAGCAGGCTGAGGAACTTGATTCTATTGATTCCGTTGACGCTGCTCGTAAGCTGCGCAAGCTCAGGCGCAGGCGTAGGAAGAATTCTTGATCGCCCCTCTGATTTTCCTGAGGAAGTGCTTTATCTTTCCCATGAGTCTGAACGTGGAAAGATGTGGTGTTTGACGGATGCGGATTATATTCGCGAGACCAAGCACATGGTAAAACTGAACCATGTGATCGATAAGTATGAATGCCAGATCGATATTCTGAATGGGGAGAAATGCCAAGAGTAAAGTTTAAGGAGAATGATTATGGCTGGACCAGCATTAGCATGGGTAGCTATTGGGGCTGCTGGCAGAGAGGCAGCTAAGAAGTATGGCGCTTTGATTGCTAGGAAAATGTTCCCGAAGCTGTTTAAGAAGGTTGACTCTAAGAAGAAACCTCCAAAAAAGAAAACCTTACGAGATCATTATAAAGAGGAAGCGGAGGGTAATAAAAAGTGGGAAGAGGACCGGCGAAAGGAAGCAGCGGAGAGAAGGGCGAAGAAGAGGGCGTTTGACGAGGATATGATTAAGAAGGAGGAGGCTCGTATAAAAAGTAAGGCTCGCCCCCAGAATGAGATTGAGGCCGCAAGGGACAAGGAATATGCGGCTCGGAAGGCTTATGAAAAGAAGCATGGGTCAACAGCGGATCGAATAAATAAAGGGTTGAAGGGTCTTAAAGATGCAGAAGCAAAATCAAGACATAATAGGAATTAAATGAAGAAATTGTTTAACGGTGAGAAATTTGACCAGATGTTGAAGTCTGCGGATCGCATGAACCAGTCCCGTAAGGAGAATAGGGAGTGGGATCAGACCATGAAGTCTGTGGACAACAAAGACGTTGACATCCCTGACAGGAAATCTGCTATTACCGCTTCTTTCGATTATGTGTATGAGCGGTTGGGAGGGCATGAGGGTTTTCTTGAATGGGCTAGGTTCAACCCGAAGAATACGGCGAAGTTCTATGAATGGCGTGCAAAACAGTTGCAGAAAGAATCTGTATCTGATTCCAGTGAAGGCAAGGTTGTTATTAACGTATTAAACTATCATAATGATGCAGATACCATTCAATTACCAGCCGAGGGATTACCAACTCCCACTGTTCCAAGCGTTTGATGCTGGCGTAACGCGAGCTGTCTGCGTTTGGCACAGGAGGTCTGGGAAGGATAAGAGCGCGCTTAATCTCTGTGCCAAGATGGCGTTGCAGCGAGTGGGCGGTTATTTTCACTTGTTTCCTACGGCGAGACAGGCTAGAAAGGCTATGTGGGATGGAATTGATCGTGACGGGTTCCGTTACATGGATCACTTTCCCCCTGGAGTTGCTGTTGGTAAAAATGAAACCGATATGAAGGTGACTTTATGTAACGGTTCCTATTACCAACTGGTTGGTGTTGATATGGGATTGGATTGGCTGGTTGGCACGAATCCCGTGGGCTTGATCTTTTCAGAATGGGCGATCATGAATCCGCGTGTTTGGGATCTGCTTCGCCCCATCTTGAGGGAGAACGGCGGATGGGCATTGTTTATTTATACACCCCGTGGTCAGAACCATGGTTATAAAACTTATCAGGTTGGCCTTGAGGAAGAAGATTGGTTTTGTTCCCTACTCACTGTTGATGAAACTCGCCGTGCGGATGGAAGTCATATCGTGTCGCCTGATGATATTGAGGCAGAGCGTCGCGAGGGCATGGTCGAGGAGATGATTCAGCAGGAGTATTTCTGTTCCTTCGAATCAGCGATTCCAGGCGCGTA